GCATTGGATGCTCAACTACATAGTTACTTGGATAGTTCTCCGGACGAACGGTGCTGGACAAAACGCGTAAAACACGTCTTGAACTCCCCGCTCGCCCGATATCTTCGTAACGATCCCCCCGAGGATCCAGACCTGGTCTGGCATCCTTCTGGACTTTTAAAGAGGTGGATGAAACAACGAATGGTTTGTTTCAATCGTAAGAATACCCACCTCTGGTACTCGTGGCTTCAAGCCAAGCGATGTACCCTCCCTGCCTCAGACAATATGGTCAGTCGTACGTACGACGATCATTTTGAGGCTCTCACGAGACCTGATGACGGTGATGTTGATATAATCACCAAGATCATGAACAACCGGGACTTCAAGGAAGTCCTTCGTCAGGTTGCACGGTTCGTAGCCGATGAGGTGCCAGTTCAGAGTTTTGCTACTCGAACCCCCTCCCGGAATGCGAGCTTCCAAACGACACGATCTGCAGGGGGGCAACTCCGTGCAATTCGTGGTCATTTGGGTCTGGAGACGGAGTCTTCCGTTACCACAATGTGCGAAGGAAGTAGTCAGAAGCTTTACTACAACTTCAATCCCTCGCTCCTGAACTCCATGGTTGAGATCCGCTCCCCCTTCGGGGTCTCGATCGTTCAGGAGTATCGTGAGAGTTATGGTCGGGATGATTGGCAGCGCCTGGACGACTATTGTAGTGTCACAGATCGCCATCGTCCCCTCAATTGTACCATACAGGGTGTTCTGGAGCCTTTGAAGGTCCGCGTAATATCAAAGGGCGAAGCCCTGAATTATTATTACGCGCGACCGCTCCAGAAGGCATTACACACAGCAATGCGTGATATGCCTTGTTTTCGCCTCATCGGTCGTCCCTTTCACCAATCTGATCTCTTAGATTTGGTGAAGAAATCGCAGCCTGATCATGAGTGGTTCTCAATCGACTACTCTGCTGCTACCGATGGGCTTTCTTGGAACTATTCGGGCCGAATCCTCGGTGAAGTGGTAGCAGGTCTACCGGAGGATGTTCAACGTTTGGCCTTTCAAGTCCTGGGTCCCCATAACCTTTACTACCCTTGTGGGAGTAATAAGGTTTTCCGGGGCAGAATGCGTCGGGGTCAGTTGATGGGAAGTATTCTTTCTTTTCCCATCCTTTGCTTAGCTAACCTCGGTGTTTATCTACATTCTGCCGCCCCTTTTCAGGATACCTGGACACGTTCCGAGCGTCTCAACCATGTACTGATTAATGGTGACGACATGCTCTATACCTCTCCCCCCTGTTATTGGGATAGGCATGTAAAGGTTGGAGCCAGTGTTGGGCTTAATATGTCCGTTGGTAAGGCATACCATCACTACTCCTACGCGAATATTAACTCTGTCTCTACCCTGTGCTCCCTTAAGGAGCCAGTCAATCCCTATCGTATTGACTTCCTAAATACTGGACTGTTTTACGGTCAGCATAAGGTGCAGGGTGAGATGGAGTTAGGAGCTTCCCATCATACTCCTCAGTTTGATGGTGATTTCATAGGCACCGGGAAGATTCCCGTTATTCCTGAGCTTCTTAAAGGTTGCTTACCCCTAAAAGGTAAGTCCATCTTGAAGCAGTACCTATCGCTCCATCGTCGGGACATCCAGCTTGAGAGCTATTGCTCCGACGCCAATGGTGTGACAAGGACTATTTGCCCTGACACGACATGCGATGGTGGTGAGATAAGAATGCGCGTTTCGGCGCGTAATCTCTTCCTCCCCATCTCCCTTGGCGGATTCGGTATCGAACCGCCTCAGGGTTGGAAGTATAAGGTTAGTTCCTCGCAATGGGCTATAGCCTACTCACGGATCTTTACTAACCAGATACTAGGTGCCGAGCTGCATAGCCAGCACCCTCTTCCAAAGGGTACCCCACCCCTATTGGTGAAGGACCCTGACCAGCCTTGGGATGTTATGTCCCCAGCCGTCGCTATCCCGAAGGAGGAAACGAGGCTTATGGCTGCTTACTCATTCACTAGGAATGGTAAGCTTCGAGAAGGTCATCCCTTCTTGAAGGCTCTTTTTGCATGTCAGTTAAGGAGATTTAGGAATGGCTTCTTCCCTATTGTCCAGAATCGTGTCCTTGGATCGATTCACGGCCTAGTTAACTAGGTCTCCTTAGGTTTGTTTGCGGAGTTTTCTCTCCATGGCGACTCGGTAGGAATTGACGAGCGCCTGTCCCGGAATGACGTTAAACTTGACCATGGGGTCTTATGTTAAGAGGCCAAAACGGTGCTGTAGTGATGCTGCAGCTTAATACTTCCGTGCTAAACTGAACATACACCTGATATCCCTAGGCTTTGCCCCACCGGGTAAGGACTGACGGTACGGTCGGTGTGAGCTGAACCCTTAGAAAGGTAGCCGCCGAGCGCCGTCGCTCCCGAACGTGGGATCTTAGTGATCCAATGGATTTAAACGAGAGATTTTCGTCGAGTGTAGCAGAAATGCCGACAGACTGCACGGTCTCATGGTGGTATAGTTCGCAAGGACTATGCGTAATATCCAGTCATAAGATGTACAGTCGCCCAAGTCCTGGGGGATCCCATACATGGACAACTCGAAACAAACTCAACCCCGCAACAGTGCCGGTAAGAATAGCACTCGTCAGAACAAGGCCAAGCGTGATCTCTACGCTAAGAAAGAGAGGGCGAGACAACGTACCCTTATTCCCGTGGCTCTTCGGGATTCTCTTTCTACGTCTGCTCCTGTAGCCAAGGCACAGGTCAGACGGGTGACTGGTCCCCAGCAGGTTGGTATGCCTAATGGGGACATTGTGATAACCCACAGGGAGTACATCACTGATGTCTTAGGTTCAGTGGCGTTCGCGTCTAACACCTTCACAGTGAACCCGGGTCTCCCTGGTGTGTTTCCGTGGTTATCAGCCATCGCGCAGCGATTCGAGTCTTACCGCTTTGAGCGTCTCGAATTCCTGTTTGAGTCGGAGTCGGCGACCAGTGCTACTGGCACCGTCCTTATCGCCCCCGACTATGATGCCAGCGATGCAGCCCCAACCACGAAGTCTCAGGCAATGACTTACCGATCCTGCGTCCGATCTCCTCCATGGTCGGACTGCGCCTTTCAGGCTATCGGTGAGGACCTCTCGAAGAGGAAGTCGTACTACGTACGGAGCGGTACCCTTAGCTCCAATCAGGACATTAAGCTGTATGATACGGCTAATGTGTACGTTTGTACTCAAGGGCAGGCGTCTACTGCCATCATTGGGGAGGTGTACGTGTCGTACAAGATCCGGCTTATGACGCCCCAAGCCGGGCCCATCTCCCTCGGAGAAGCTTTGTCTGCAAACTTCTCCGGTACCTCAAATGCAGCCCCATTCGCCACGGGCGGGGGGACTCTTCCTGCATCTGTGGTCTCGACAGGGACCACAACCTCTGTTAGCACTTGGACCTTTACCCAGCCGTGGGAAGGCTTCATTAGTGTGATCGTTTCAGGGACCGGCATTACCGGCATAGCGATCTCCGGCACTGCTACCGGTTCAGAGGTCTCCGAGCAAGCGAATGCCGGGGGTACCAATGACATTGCTGTCTACGGCGTCACATGTGATATTGGCCAGACGGTAGTCCTGACCATCTCCAATACCACCATCACCGCAAGTCGGGCCATGTTTGGACAGGCCGACAACTAAGCCGCTCTGCGGCCGGGACACTCACCCGTTATCTGTGAGCAACTCGCTGTAGTTATCAAGGGTCGGACTTGAGCCGCTACAACCTCCGGGTTGTATGCCGTCCTATCCC